GTTTGGGAATGCCTAGGTTTCGATCTTCTTTTGGCCCCCCCGGGTCTTGATCGCGTGACAACTCGAGCACAGCGGTTGAAAGTTTTTTGGATCGAGACGAAGCGGATCATCGAGCGATCGAAACGGGATCACGTGATCACAATCGGTCGCGAGTGTGATCACATTTCGATCGCGACATGATCGGCACAGTTGGTTCTCGGGTCGCGACATAAACCAGGACCGGACCCGTTGGTAGTCCTCATCGTATCCGCGCGCGGTTCGACTGCCGCGGTGGGCCCGGGCGTGGAGGGTACAGCGCGACGGCCCGCGCCCGGTCCCAATGACGAGCGCATGGCACCCCGGCTCGAGACACGGGCGGGGGGGTGATTGCGTCACCTAGCGCCCCCCTCTGCTGGGCGACCCGCCCCCCTGGTGTGTCGACGCCGGCCCCTCACCCCCCGCACGCGGGGCCCCCTCCCCCTCGAGCGCGCGCGCAATCATCATCAGCTCGGCCGGCGAGCGGAGGACCACACGAATCCGACCGCCGCCGATCGCCTCGTCTGAAATGTGATCGTCGATGTCCATCACCACATGCGGCCCTTGGAGTCGCATCTGTTGCGGGTTCGCCAGGCGGCCATCGGCGATCAGTTGCGTCACGACTTTTCGCAATTCATCCACAGTCATACGTGTTCCCTTCAGGCCGCTGTGTTCCACGGGACCCAGACGATCGCGCGCCGACCTGACGACGTCAGGCGACGCAAGCCGGTATCCCGCACAAACGCGCGCGTGTGGAGATCCCAGAGGCGCGCGCTCGCCGTTTGATGTCGGAGCTGGAAAAATTCCTCGACCTCGGCGCACGTCATACCCCGATCGCCGCGCCGGCGGATCTCTGAGAGAATTTCGGCGCAGAGCGTGCCGGCGGTCGGGCTGATCGCATCGGCCGCGGCCTCGGATGTTTCGCGACCTTGCGCAAACGGCGCGCGGTAGTCCGTCGGCAGGACATCATCGCGGCCGCCCTGGCGGCCATCACACCGGCGTTCGTGGTCGGGCTCGAGTGGGTCGCCGCCGCAATGCAAACAACGTAAGGGGGTGTTGTACATGCGGCCTCAATTCAGCCCGCGGTAATTCCAGGCGTAGGCCTGGCCATCACGGCGGCCGACGTGCGACGCGGGGATCGCGCGGAGGATTTTTCCTTGTTTGGTCAGCTCATAGATCGCGTGGTTCACTTGCGCGACCGTCAACCCGGTTAAATCAATCAGCGTCAGGATCGTCAGATACCGACCCGGCCGCGCGCGCAGCTCAAGCCGGATCTGTTGCGTCGGCGTCAGGACGTCCGCGGGGCCGAGGTCGTTGATCATTTGCGCCCGTCCCCGCGTAACAGGATCCGGAGGCGTTCGCGCCGTCGGATTTCCTCAAACCGCGCGCGCTCGTGTGCGAGCCAGCGCCGATAGATCAGCGTGAGGCCGGCGACGAGCACAACGGCCAGGAGTCCGGCGGGGAGCGTGACGTCGGGGATCATTCGGTTTCCTCCATCACAATCACGCGCGCGCGGACCGTGTCGGCGTAGATTTTCCGGACCGACAGCGCGACGACCTGGCCATCGTCGGCATAGGCGATCCCGGTTAAGGCATCCATCAGCGCGCGACACAACTTGTCAACATCGGGGCGGACGCACGGGGTAACGCGGACCCGATCGCGGCCCTTCGGACGCGGCAAGCCGTAGACGACCGACACGGTCACGCCGCGGCCTTTCGGGACCATCGTCACGCCGGCCTGGCGCGCCGCCCAGCGGACCGCGGCCTCAAAGGATTTGCCGTGCTTGCTATCGGTTTTGGTGCGCAGTTTCCCGCGGCGGTCGAGAAATGAAAACGTCGAGCCCTTCACCGCGAAGGGCCCAGGGACTTCGAAATAGAAGGATTCCGGATTTGGGTCCATCGCTTTACCGCGTTTCCGTTTTTCGCGCGCGCGCGAGTTGAGTAGTACGTACTGACGGATCACTGACGGATCGGGTGAAGTGGGCTTCACCCCTGGGGTGAAGTGGGCTTCGTGTGTACGCCTGTGGATGACTGTGGAAAACTCCCGTGTTCTCGGGTTTTCCTTCGGGTTTTTGGTACGCCCCCTGTTGAAATAGTGACAGCTGCCCCGGATCGCCTTTTTGGGGCAATGCGACCTCGAGAAATCGGTAGCGGGCGGCGCGGCGGGGGGCGTGGGTTTCCTCGAGCACGAGGACGCCGAGGCGCCGCAATTCCTGCAATGCGGTCTGGGTCGCGCGCTCGGTCCGTCCCATCATGCGGGCGACCCGCGCGACACTCGGGTAGACGCGCGATCCATCATCCGCGGCAAACGACGCGAACGCGGTGGCGTACGGCTTCAGCCAAGCCGGCAAGGCGGAATTGAGGACCGCCGAGACGAGGCGCCCGCTCACCGGGCGCCCTTCCGATTCTTGCGCCAGCCGTAGTTTTTTTCGGCGGCGAGCGGGTTCCGCTTGCGCTCGTCGAGCCAGGCGAGGACCGCCGACCACTGCCAGCCGATCCGCGCCGGCGTCAGCTGGATCGGTTTCGGAAAGCGCCCGTCGCGACACATGCGCCAGATCGTCGGGTATGACAACGGGATCCGCTCGAGGAGTTCCGCGGTCGTCAGGATGCGATCGTCCTGGGGATCGACTTTGGTCGGAAACGCTTTAACCATTACGCGCCCGCCGATCGGGGCGCCTTCTTGGCGGCGCGGGCCGCGGCCGCTTTGGCATTGGCGGCGATTAACTTATGTCGAGCACTGCGGCGATCGCGCTCGTGACACTGGCTCACGTACTGCTCGACTTTGTAGAGCGTCCGATCGTACGGCTCGTGTGATTCGCGATCCTTCAACAGTGCGTACAAGGTTCGCGCGGAGAGGTGAAACCCGGCCGCACTCATCGCCGCGGCCAGTTCGCGGATTGACCAATCGTTGCGGAGGCGAATTTCATTGAGGTCCTCGAGGACGGCGCGCGTGTGCGTGGATGGCAACGACGACGACATACCGGCGGGTCCAATTCTGCGAACGCGACCGCAAGGGTCGAGCTTGCGTCAGGTCACCGCAAGCGGTTCGCTTGCGTGAAAACGCAAACCCTAGCGAATGGTTCAACCCCTTGTCAACCTACCCATATGAGCCCTCTATGAGAGCGTGTGCAGAGTTTGCAAAGTTGTGATTTGAGTAATAGGCTTACGGCTAAGTTATGTAATTCCCTGAAAGGGGTCCGGGAGTGGCAAGTCGCGCCGTGTCAGTCTTTCCGAAAATCTTTGCCGCCTGTCTCGCCGCCTATGGCGGGACGAAACAACAGCTGGCGCGCGAGCTGGGGATTACCCCCTCGTCGTTGAGTCACTTGGCCGTCGGGAACATGGGCGCCAGTGTCGACGTGTGTCTCCGCCTGGCGGCGGCGTCGGGGGTGTCGGCGTCGAAGATTTTACGGGCCGCCGGCAAACACGACGTCGCGGACCTGATCGAGCAGCTCTACGGGCGCGCGGCGACCGCGCGGATCGGGGTCGCGATGTCGCCCGACGAGCGGGAATTTATCGAAAAACTCCGGCGGGTCCGGCCGCGGTCGCGCCGCGCGATCCGGTTCTTGATCGATGCGTGTGCGTTTGCCAATGGCGCGCTCGAGTTGCCGAGCGAACACGCCGCGCGCCGCTTACCGTCGACGCATATCCGACGACGGGCGGGTTAATCTACGCCCTTCGTCCCCTGTCAGCGTTGACAGTTGCTCCACCATTGTGTCGGACCATACAGTTTGCGCTCGGCAGTTCGGTTGCCCGGCGCGTCCCCCCAGACGAGCGGGTTTAAGGGGGAGTATTCCACCGTGGCGACGAGTCGACGACCGCGATCTGCTCTGCACCTAGTTCCGCGCCCCACGCCCGCCAAAGCGATCCTCCGCGAACCTGATCGCCGCATTCGCGAACGCTTACCGCACACGCCACAACAGATCCGCCAGGCGATCGCCGACATCCTGGTGGACCTCGTCCCGGCGCGAAAAGCTGCACGGCGTTAGCACAACGTTAGCAAATCGCGGTTTGGGGCGTCTCAGAAGTTGCACTGTGAGAGTGCAGATACGGTCAATATGCGCGGATTCAGGCCCAAATATAGTGCCGGGGGCGGGAATCGAACCCGCACGAGGGGGTGACCCTCTCAGGATTTTAAGTCCCAAATTCCACGTGGAACACGGCGCGTTTATAAACCTCCCCCTAGTATTTCGGCCTGAATCCTTGTATTCTATTTTCTGGTATTGCGCTGAGTTTCGTCGCAGCGTTAGCAAAACGTTAGCAAATGAATTTCGGATCATCCTCTCAGGCGTTTAGGTCCTGAGAGGTTTTGAGTGCGTGACATGCCATCTAAGAACCTGACCGATCGCTTTCTCGCCGGCGCCCCGGACCCCGGCAATTACTTCGATACGACCGTGAAAGGTCTCACCCTCCGCGTCACCGCCGCCGGCGGGAAACTGTGGGCGTTTGTCTACCGGGTTCAGGGCCGCGGGCCGCAGTGGATCCGGCTCGGGTCCTACCCCGCGACGACACTCGCCGAGGCGCGCGACAAGGCGCGGCCGCTCCGCCAGGCCGTCGACGACAAGCGGGACCCGATCGCCGAGCGCAAAGCCGCCGAGGCCGCGGCCCAGGCCCCGCCGGCGCCGGCCGCGCCGGTCATGACGTGCCGGAAATTCGCGCCGACGTTTATCGCGTTCCAAAAGGGCCGTAAGAAAACCTGGCGCGACGACCAGACGAAACTCGAGAACACGATCCTCCCGGTGTGGGGCGAGCTGCCGATCCGGTCCATCACGCGCACGATGATCGCGGAACTACTGACGGACATCGCGGAGGACGCCCCGATCGGCGTCAATCGCTACCAGGCCGTCATTACGCGGTTTTTTGCCGTCGCGGGCAATCGCGGCCTCCTCGGGCCCGACGGGTTAAATCCCGCGGCCCGCATGTTCAAACTAGCCGACGAAAAAAACCGCGGGCGGACCCGGACCCTCACGGACGATGAGATTCGGACCCTCCGCGCCGAGTTGGACCTGATTCCCTCGGAGGCCGCCGACGCGATGCGGTTGCGGCTCATCCTCGGGCAGCGCGCCGAAGAAACGAACGGCGCCGAATGGCGGGAAATTAAACTCCACGAGCGCACCTGGTTCCTCGATGGGGTCCGGACCAAAAACGGCCTCGAGCAATTGCTCTGGTTGCCCGATATGGCCCTCGAGATTTTCCAGCGCCGACGCGACGCCGCCGCGACCAATGCGACGCACGTCTTTCCGACCCTCGCCGATCGGCAACTCTTACAGGAGGAGCGCGACGTCTACGCAATCGCCGGGAAGTTTCACAATTTCGTCTGGAAGGATCTCCGGCGGACCTTCTCGACGCGCCTCGGGGATCTCGGGTTTGACGATGGCGTGATTGATCGCCTGTTGAATCACAAGGCCGCGACCGTCGGCCGCAAGCATTACAACCATGCGAAATATCTGCCTGAGAAACAAATCGCCCTGGCCGCTTGGGACCGGGAATTGACGCGCATCCTCGCGAACGCGCCCAAGACGTCGACCGTGATCCCAATGCCCGCCCGCTGACTTGCGGTCGACCGCAAGTCGGTGGTCAGGGTGAGGCCCCCGGTTCTTTCCGCCGGAGGGTCACACCCTAGAACAGGGATGGCTGGCCCTTCCCCGCCCAATGGTCGGCGTCATGCTGCCAGGCGAGCCGCTGGGCCTCGGGGCAGGTCGTCGCGCGCGCGTGATACCCGCACACACACGACACGTCGCAGGGTTCGGACCAGAGGCCCACAGGATGCAGTTCCGCATACAGGCGGCGCGGATCGTCCAGGCGTGTGTGTGATGTGTGCGGAGCCCCGCCCGGGCGTGACCTGGCCGGGCGGGGGGGCGTCGGGCCGGAACTCATGCCACTGAGCTGGGAGGCAAGACGCCGATCCCATGATACGCCTCAGAGCAGGATCGACGCGACCCAGAGCGCCAGGCCGGCGGCGAGCAGGTTCACGCGCGGGCTCGAGACGCCCGCCGCCGCGGCCAGGAAACAGACGAGCGCCAGGATCAGCAGGACCAGATCGATCGGATTCATGACGGGCCGCCCTTCCAGGTAAATTCCGTTCCACAACACACGCACACGTACTGGTCGCCGCGGAAATGTTCCGGCGGGGTCGCCGTGTCGCAATGCTTCGGACACGCCGGGCCCGGCGCGGGCTCGAGCGCGGCCCGCGGCGCCCAGGTGCCGACCTTGCGCCCGTTGAGGTGCGTTAGGCGCCGGCCATCACGTTCCATAACGTCGCAATCTGGGATCGGATTTCCTGATCGGTCGCGCTCGTCTCAATCGCGCCGGCCTCAAAGTTGTACGAGGTCGTCGCGGCGACGAGGTTGGTCCCATTAGTGATCGTCGGCCCGAGGCTATAGGCCATCTGCGTCGGGTTATTCAGGATCTGCTGGGCGAGCTGGCGCCGCTGTTGATGGAAGTCCGTCCCGGTGTTCTCGCCGGCGACGACGATCGCCTCCGAGGTCAGGAGCGAGGCGAGCCGCTTTTGGAAGTTCTGATCCGCGGCGAGCGCGGACTGGGATCGGGGTGTCGTCGGCATGGGTCGGGTCCTCTCTTAATACTTGGCGACGGGGAGGCCGAGGTCGGCGCGCAGCTCGGCGATGTGTTTATTCGAGGCGTCGGGCTCGGGCATGTAGCGGCACGAGTAGCCGTAGCGCATGAAATGCCGGAAAGCGTCCGGGTCGCCAGGGTCAGGAAAATCGCGTTTCGCCTCCTGATAGGTGTCATGGACGCGGTCCTGATAGGCGCGCCCGGTCGTCGGCTCGTCCGGGTAGGGATAGATTTTCCCCTGGTCGATCGGCGGGAGGCCGGGCAGGACCCAGGCGCCCGTCGACCCTTCCGCGTCGGGGATCGGGTTCCAGGTCACGGACGCATTGGGCGCGCCGGCGCTGGCGACGATGTCGACGACCCAGCATTTCTCGCCGTCGGGCGTCGTCCCGGGGCCGTCGTCCGGGTCCAGGATGTTGATCGCGTCATCGGAAATATCGTTGGGGTTGCCGCGTTTGCCGTTGAGGCCGACCGCGGCGTCCTTCGCGTTCAGCTCCGCGGCGACGATGCGAATAAAGTCCTCGGTGTGGGCGTTGCCGGTGTGGCAATTCTTGAACGCCTCCGGGTTTTGACTGGCGATGCGTTGCACGTCGGCGACGTAATTCGGACAGGACATAGCAGAATCCTTTCGGTTAGGGTTTCCGGCGCGGCGGACGACACAGCACCACAACGACGAGGCTCACGACAATCCCGAGAATAATCACGAGGTCGATCACGACGACCCGCCGACAATCTGCCCGCCGGCAATCAGCCGCCGGAGGGTGTCCTCGAGCGAGAAGCGGACACTCGAGGCCTTCACGGTAAAGCGCGGCGGGAGGCCGGCGACGAGGTCGATCTCCGTGATCGTCACGTCCTGGATCGTCAGTGTCGTGTGGATCCGCTGGGACGGCAGATCAATCACGATCGGTTTCCCACTCTTGGTCTTGAGGTCGCGCGTCGCATAGGCGACGGTAACGATCGGCCGCGAGAACAGCGCCAGGTCGGCGTCGCAGCGTTCGACCAGGGAGTCGACGCCGCGGCGGTTGTCGACGAGCAGAAACTCGACGACCCCGTCCCCGCCGGTGCGGGCCGCCTGTTCCGCCTGGGCCAGGAGGTCGTCGCGTTGGACCCAGATATGGACGGCCGAGCCCTTGAGCATCGGCCGCGCCAGGCCCGTCACGCCGGTCAGCATCGGCGCCGGGATCGCCTGACTGCCGTAAATGACGGTCGTCGTAATGGCGCCCGGGCCCGACGCGGGAATGCCGGCGAGCGTGTTCCCGCCGATCCCGGTATAGCGGATCGTTTGGCCGCCGCCGATCGTGACCCAGCCGCCGGTGAGACGAAAGGGCGCGCTCGAGGCGACCGGGAGCACGGTGGATCCCGGGTTGACCTGGCCGTCCGGTTGTTTGAGGCCCGAGGTGTCCGCGCCGGGCTCGGCGGCGCCGGTGATCGCCGCGTCGGCGATTGTGACCGTGACGGCGGTCGTGGTGTTGTCGTTGATGGTTTGGATCAGCCGGCGGGACCCGCCGACCGGGCTCATGTAGAGTTCGCGCGCCGTCACCGCCGCGGCCCCGATCGGGAGCGTCACCGCGATCTGGTTCCCGACCGCCGTCGCCGTGCCGAGGGCCGCGGCGCCCAGGGCCGCATTCGCGACACTATCGGTAAACGTCGTGCCGGTGTTATTCGCGAGGGTCGTCACCAGACGGAACGCGCCGGCGCCGTTGAACCGTCGATAGAGTTTGCGCGCCGTGACACTGGCCGGCCCGATCGGAATGTTCGAGACGGGGATCCGTTGCACCGCGGTCCCGGTCGTGTTACTCGTCGGGACGGTGACGGCGCCGGCGTTATGCGGGGCCGTGTCGGTGTGTGTCGTCGCCGTGTTGTTATTGAAGGTCGCGACTAAGTACCAATTCGCGGGATCGGTTTGGATCCAGCGGCGGTAGAGTTTGCGGCCGGTCGTGCCGGCGGGCCCCGTCTCGATATACAGGATCGGAACCTGCCCCATATGTTGCGGGGTCGTGTCGACCAGGGGCGGCGGCGGGCCGTTAATGATCGAGGCGTGAGCCACCGTATCCCGGAACCTTGTGGAATCGTTCCCGGCCCCGGGCGCGGCCACTTGCCCCACGAAGCGCGCGCCCGCCGATTGCCAGCCAAACCAGGGATTGCCGTCTTGCTGCCGATAGATTTTGATCGCCGTGACGCGGGCGTCGAGCTGATACGCGATCGGGACATCAATCGCGTTATTCGGAGCCGCGACGGATACGGTGACGGACGCGGTCGGGAGACTTTCCCCGCCCGCCGTCACACATGTTAGCCAGTAATAATAAAAGCCGGGTTCGATCTGCCCGCCCGTCGTCGCCGGCCATCCACTCGTAAAGACCCGCATCACCCCGGGGCCGCCCGCCGTCGGACCGGGGCCCGCCGTCACTTGTCCGGAGGGGTTCCCCGCGTTCGTTTCGCCGGTCGCGTTGGTAAACGTTAATTTGTAATCGAACGTGCCGGCGGGGACGCCCGCGCCCGCCGTCGGCGTTTGGGGTTGCGGGTAGATCGGCACGGGTAATTGCCCCGAGGCGGCCGAGGTCGTGATCGCATTACTGATCGCGCCGGCGACGGTTTCGCCGTAGGCCGTCACAAACGACGTCGCGTAGTCGTGCGATCCCTGATCGGGGCCGGTGCCATTGATCGCGGTCGCCGCGGTCGGCGCGGTCGCGGGCGGGGCGTGGACGCCGGCGGTGATCGCCGCGGGCGGGCCGGCGAGCGACTGGCCGGCCGCGGTGCGATAGGCGACCGACAGGGTATGGTCCCCGCTCGTCACGCCCGCCCCGCCGGCCAGGGCGACGATCGGCGCGGTGGTCGGGCTCGAGCCCGTGCCGACGAGCGACCCGCCGGACTTGAGGACGACGCCGGTAAAGGCAATCCGATCCGACTGCGCGCCCTCCGGGGTCAGGCCGACGATCGCCGTCCCGCCGAGCGGGGGGAACACGGCGCCGTCCTGGATCGGGAGGAGCGTCTCGCCGGCGAGGACGTCGGTCGGAATGTTCTCGCCGTAGCCCTTCCCATAGACGCGGGTGCGGAGCTGGGAACTATCGGTATTGACCTGGATCGGCGGGGACATCAGGAACCGGTGCGCGTCGTCGATCGGGTTCGGGGGCGCGCTCGTGTCCTCCTGGAACAGATAGACGACGTGATCCTCGATCTTGCAATAGCCGCCGACGGCCGTTGCCAGGCGCGCGAGACAGGCGATAAACGGATCGGCGCCGTCGAACACGATCGTCACGGGCGGGAGGCCGGGCGCGATCCCGGCCGTCGAAAATCCCGGCGCAAAGGTCGCCGTGATCGCCTCGGCGATCGTCGTCGCCGAGGTGTCGACCCAGGTCCCGAAGGGCCGCCGCGCGTTCGCTTCCGCGGTGTCGTCAATCGCCGAGATATACCAGGCGAGGTGTGCGGGGATCGATTCAAAGGCCTGATCGATCGTCTGGACCGCGCCGGTAAAGAGCAGCACTTTCCCGGTCAGGATCCGGACCCGTTGGCCGACGGCCGGGGCGTCGCCTTCGATCGTGAAGTTGGCGGTATTGGGGGCGTCGTTCAGGACGTCATGGACCGTCACGCCCTGGATACGGACCCGCCCGGTGACGTTGACCTCGTCGATCCAGATGCCGGCCGCGGTGTCGATCGGGACCGAGAGATCCCCGCGCGCGGTCCAGACGATCGCGACCTCCGCGGCGAGGCGCGGCGACGGGCTGATCGTCGCACTCGCGGTGACACTGATCGACGCGGCGGCGGCGAGCGCGGCCGCCTGGGCGCCGGCGCGGACCAGGGCCCCGGCGAAATACGCGCCCGCGAAATAGACGCCCCCGATCATGTTCGGGTAGACTCCCGCGGATGGCTGACGACACCCGCACCGAATTGGAGCGACAAGCGCGGCATCTGGCGACGTATGCGGCCAGCGTCAACTGGACGCCCGGCGACAATACGCGGGAGTGGCTGTTGGGCTTGCGCGACCTGATCGAACACGTCCAAGCGTTGACCGAGCCGAATCCCGGCGAGATGGGGAGCGACCTCGACCTCTCGCACCTCGATGGGCCAAGTTAACCAAAGCGGCGTTATCAGATCCCCGATCCCTGATCCCTGATCCCCGATCATGGCGTGATCCACGCGGGCATCCACGCCGCGATCCACGTCCGCAGACGATGCATCACAGACGGGCTTGCTTCCGGTTTTGTATCTCGAAATGAGTCTGCTTGAGCTTGCACTTCCAGCCGCGTCACTTCCGCTAACAACGCCTGAATCAGCGCGTCGTGATGCTGCCAGCCCGTGATCAGGTCGGGGACATATTTCGAGTAATCGACGCCCCACGGTTTGGTTAAGCGTCCCTGATCGTCTACCTCGTCACTCCCGACACTGACCGCAAACGGCGCGACTAGTTGTGCCTCTTGCGCGAATACGCCGCGCCCTTGTGTGCCATCCGACTTCCAGAGGAAATTGTGAATCACCGTGTCCCGGAGCACGGCGGTATTCGTGTGCTCATACAGGGGGGTTTTCAGGCGGGCATCACTGGTGGTTAGGTACGCCGTCGCCGCCCCAGTGGTTTGGATCGATCCCACAAACCCATTCCCGTTATAGAAATAAACGACGTTCACCGCCGCCGTCCCCGCCTGACCAATCGCCATTGCCCCCGGCGTTAAGGTCGTAAAGGTCTGCCCACCGGTAAACGGCGTCCCCGGCCCCACCGTGAAACACCCCGCGCCGGGATCGGTGGTCCCGCCCCAACTGAACCCGCCCGATTGGTGGATGCGCCCGCGTTCGGCGGCCGGGCCGGTATAAAAAATGATGCCCCCACCGGCCACATTCCCCGCCGCCACTTGGAGACACCCCGGCAGCCCCGCCGCTTCATTGCCAATCGTGGCAATAAAGGCCCCGCGATCCACGCCCGTGGCCCCGCCGCCCGACACTTGCACTTGGCCCGTATCCGCCCCGTCGTTCGTCCCGGCGGACAAGGTGCCTAAGTTCGCAAAACGAATCCCGCCCGCCACGGAGAGGTTCCCCGCCGTCGCCAGTTGGGGGAAGTTCACGCCGCTTTCAATGTCGGTCAGGGACTTGGCGGTAATCGTCGCGGCAATCAGGTCGCCGGCGACGATCGTCCGCGCCGTCGTGCCTTCCTGCACGCGCGTGATCATCAGGGTGTCGGTCGCGCGGGCCGTGACGCGGACCACTTCCGCCGTCGTCGGGTCCGGCAGCAGATCCGCCGGCCACACGGTCGCATTGAACGGGGCGGCGGGAAAGCGCGCCCCTTCGCCGGCGCCGACCGTGAGCGTCGTCCCCGAGCTGGCCGGGCTCGGCGCCGTGGCGACCGTCGCGATCGCAAGATTCTTGTGGGCATCAAACGCCATATCAGGCCACCGTAATCACAAGCGCGCCCGCGGGAAAGCGCGGCGACGGATCGCCATTGAGAACCTCGCGCGCGGTACTGAGCGCGCCCCACACGAGCGGGTTCCCGCCGGTCGCGGCATCAAACAGCGCGAAGTGCGTCACCGTGCCCCAGTCGGAGGTCGGGACCGGAAACGTCACGACGACCGCGTTACTGGTCGCGCCGCCCGACCCGCTCGACGCGCCCGTCGTCCCGCCCTGGGTCGCGGTCCAGTTGGTATCCAAGGGCGGGAGGTTGACGCGCGCATACCCGCCGCCGGCGACCTCGGTCCCGCCGCCGGCGTCACTCGGCGCCGCGGTATAGAGCGCGACATAGAGGGCCGCCGGTTTCGCGAGACTCGCCGCGCGGAACAGGTGATCGACGAGTTTGTTTTCAAGGTAATTGGTAGCGTTGGCCATTTACGCGGTTCCTAACTGGGTGCCGGCGCGGACCTGGCGCATGATGAGTTCCGCGACCCGGCGCGCGAGATTCGACTCCGAGTCGACCAGGTTAAAGGTATTGTTCACGGTCGCGCCGAGCCCCTGGCCGCGGGGAAAGACCGACGTCCCGGGCGGGAGGTTGGCGAGGACCTCGCCGCCGTGGACCTTCGCCAGGCCACCGGCGAAGTTCTCAATCCCGCCCGCGAATCCCGGGATCGGCGAAAAGGCGCCGCCGAGCCGCGCCTGGTTCTCGAGGGTCGACGTCGTCGTAAAGAGGGAGTTCTGATTCAGGAGCGCATTCGAGGCGTTGGTGTATTGCATCAACTCGATCCAGCCCTCGATCGCGTCCTTACTGAGTTCGACACTGGCCGCGACGCCCTGATAGGCCGCGTCGACATGCCAGGCGCTTTCGGCGTGCGCGTCATTCGCGACCGTCGCGGCCTCGACGGCCTCACCGGCTTTCATCCACGCATCAATCACTGCCTGGTCGGCCGCCTTATCCGCGGCGGACCCGGGCGCCATCTTGAGCGCGGCAATATAGGCGGCGTCCCCGGTGAGCTGAAACGAATCGATCAGCGCGGCGTTCGACTTCTGGAGCGCGGCGCCGGCCCCGGCCGCCTCCTCTTGTTTCTTGACAAAGTCATTGACCTGGCGCATCCAGCCCGCGCCCGCCGACTGTTTCGCATTGAAGGCGTCCGCCTCCATCTTGGCGGCGTCGGCATTCATCAGCGCCAGCTGGTTCGCGTTTTTGGTTTCGCTCATCAACTTCTGATAGGCCTTGTCGAGCGCGGCGGCCTCCGCCTCCTTAGCCGCCGCCAGTTTGGCGGATTCGCGGGCGTGTTCCGCGGTCGCGGCGGCGGCGTCCTTCTGGCCCTGGGCGAGGATCTCGAGGGCCTTGGCGTGGACGCCATACTTATTCGTGAGCTGTTCGGTTTTCGCGCCGGCCTCGACCGCGATCGCGATCTCAATCTTCTGGGCCTCGGTCAGGTTGCGGACTTCGCGATGCGCGTCGGCGAGCTTCTCGCGCCAGTTGATATTCGCGTCGGTCGTCTTTTTCGTTTCCTCGGCGATGAATTTGATCGCGCCGGCGTAACTAATCCCCTGTTTGGCGCCCATCTCGAGGGCCTTATTGATCGTGTCCAGTTTCGCGCCGGCGGTTTCGCCCGCGACCGAGCCAATCAGGCCCAGACTCTCGCCGACCTGCTGGATCGCGGCATCGAGACCGAGAAAGTCCGAGATGATCCCGCCAATTTTCCAACCCGTGACGGCCGCCGTGAAGATGGCGCCGGCGGTCCCCAGGACACCCAGTGAGGCGGCGCCCGCGCTCGCCGCCGTGCCGATCTCGAGGAGGCCGGCGACTTGCGGGCCGACACTCAGGCCGACCGCTTTCATCGCGTTATTGACACTCAGATAGGAGGCCGACAGCCCGGCCATCGTCGAACTAGTCGCGGTCACCGTCGTGTTCAGGTCCTGGATCCGCCCGCCCGCGGCGCCGATCTGGTTGAGCATCTTCTCCTGCGAGTCCGCCATCAGGCGGAGAGAGGACGCCGTGCGGCCGCCGGCGGCCTCGAGCCCGCCGAGCGCGGCCTCGGATTGCTTGACGGCTTTATCGAAGTTCGAGAAGTCCGCCTGGAAAACGCCGGTGACCGCCATTTAGTCGCGCTCCGCCTGGTCGTGTTCGGCGACGAGCGCCTCAACGAGCACCTGGTGGACGTCGGCGTCCATATCGCGGACCCACTCGTAGCGCCAGCCAAAGCGCCGCGCGATCGTCAGGTCCGAGATCACGGCGTCTCTCCAACCGTTTTTTTTTCGGCGTCGCGCGCCGATTGCATCGCGCTTTCGTGCGCTTCGATCGCACTCCGGATCTCGGCGAAACTGTCGGGATCAAGCGAGTCGATCACGTGCTGGAGGTCGTCGGCGGCGAGGTCGCGGATCTCGACGCGCGATCCCGCGTCGTCGGTCAGGGTCCAGTCCAGCAGATACGCCAGGATGGTCCCGATCCCGATCATGAGCGGGTTGGTCCGATAGCGCCCGTCCCCGTTCGCGGTATACATGCGCGCAAATTGCGCCCGCTGTTCGCCGGCGGTGAGGCGTTCGCGCACGATCAGCTGATCGCCGTTGGCGAGCGTGAGCGTCTTGGTCTGCGGGCGAACAAAGCGCGACATCAATAATCCTCTCGAGGCCCGAGGGTCGCGGTGAGGCGATCCCCGTCGATCCGAAACTCCTCAATCGGCCACACGGAGCGGCCGCGGCCAAACGCCGCGACGAACAATAGCGGGCGTTGGGCCATCTTGAATTTGTCCGACCCGACAATCCGCGCCGCCAGGGCCCATTTCGGTTTGACGCCCCGCGGCGTCGCCGCCTGGCGCATCAGGGTCCAGCCCTCGACGCCGGCGGCGATGTAATACGCCCAACGGATCTCGGCGCCCTGGCCGCGAATCAGTCCCGGGTTCACGGCGCCTAGCGGGCGATCGCGTCCTGACCCGGGGCGCCGTAGCGTTCCCCGAGGCGCTGCTGGTTCTCGCGGTCCCGATCGGCACTCCGGGTGCGCGACAGGTCCATCAGGATCGCGGGCTCCATCACCCAATTCCCGGCCGCGTCGAATTTGCTGGACCAGGTCACCGCGCCCTTGGCACTGACCGAAATCGCGCCGTCGATATTGCCCAGGCCCTTAAACAGAAACGTCGGCTCGAGCGTGTTGGGGATCAGCGTGATCATCGCGGCGACGTCCCCGAAGATGACCGAGAACAGTTGATCGGGCGTCGTCGCGGAGTCCCAGCAGCCCGTCATCGATCCGGAGTAACTCGGGAGCCCTAACACGCTCTGCTTGTTGGTGTCCTGAAAGCAGGTGACATCCACGCGGTCCTTCGCGAGGTCGAGGTCCCACGAGTCCGTCGACGCCAGCGACGTGCCGGTCGCGCCGCCCGTGGGATCCAGGAGGACGTCGCCTTTCTTACCGTGAATACGAGCCATAAGAGAATCCTTTCGGGCGGTTAATCGGGACTGGCGAACACTTCGTAGTCGGCGCCGGCGATCTGCCAGCGTGAATCGTTGTCGATCGGATCGATCTGCACGTCGGGGCCGACGCGATCGACCCGCAGCGTCGACATATGCGTATAGCCGGCCATGGGGAGGACCGTGTCCTCGAGCAGCTGGTGGATCCGATAGGCCGCGGCATTCGCCGGCGCGGGGGTTTTCGACAGGACCCAGGCCGTCACGCGATACTGAAAGGTTTCATAGAGCGGCGCGCGGAATGCTTCGGTATCTTCGTGCGTCTGGTTCTGCACAATCACGAACCCGGTCCGCGGCGGGCGCGACGCCGGCGCGGTCGTGAGCCACACGCCATCGGGGACCAGGGCCGTGAGCGTCGCATCCGCGGCCAGGGCGGCGATGATCGCGGCGTCGACAGCGGCGACGTTAGCGACGGACATCCAGGCCCACCTGTTCGATCACCGCCGTGAGGTCCTCGTACATCTCGCGCCGCCGCCGGACCACAATCGGCACGAAGATATTCGCGCCAGGCATAAAGCCACGGTTCGCCGGTTTCTTTAACAGTTGCTTATTGCGACTAATGTTGTAGCGGACGACGGTCCCCACTTCAAACAACGTCGCATGTTGGGCGGTCGATCGGACCGCCAGGCGCACGGAATATGGTTTGTGCGCCGTCTCCCGGCGGACCCGGACCCCCTTCCGCAGGTTCCCGCCTTCATACTCATCATCCCCGGGGCCGACCGGATACGCCTCCCGGATCTCCGCCGCCGACCCCTCGGCCGCCTCGGCGATGATCGCCTCCGCCAGCTCGGTCATTTCCTGCGGGAGTTCGAGGAGCCGCTTCCGGAGGTCGTCGAGGCCGATCCATTTGATCGTCGCGATCGCGCTCATGGGGTCCCCTGTTCGACGGCCATTAACTCCATCGTCGGCGGGCGATCGTCGACCGCGGTCGCGGCGGTGATCTGGTAGGTCTTGCCGTTATAGAGCATCCGGGTCCGGGTCGTGACGCCTGGGTGATAGTGGCCGCGCACGGTCGCGAGGACCGCGGTCATCACCGTCCCGCCTGAGGATCGTTCCTGGTCCGTCGCGGACACGGGCGCGATCTGGACTTTCCACGTCGGCGGCGTCAGGTCGTGCCAGGTTTGGGTATAGCCGCCGACCCCGTCGGGGACGTCGACCGGGTCCTGGAAGGTCACGAGGTGTTTGTAGTCGCCGATCATGCGATCCCTGGCGTGTGATACCGCGCGAGGAGGAGTTTGATCCGCTCCCAAAATTTCGGGAAGTCTGTCTCATCGTCGCCGCGGTCCTGATAGAGCCGGCCGAGAAGTAATTTAATCGCCGCGGTGACATCGCCGGGCGCCGTCGTCGGATCGACCCACGTCTCCGCCAGGCCGCCGGCGCCCTTGAGAAACCGGAGGATCGTGTCCTCGGCCTCGTTCAGTTGATCCTGGAGTTCCTCGTCCGCGGGATCGCCCGGCGGGAGCGTGATATTCAAGTGGGCCTTCGCTTGTGTCAGCGTGACCAGTTTCGCGGTCGCCGGCATCAGCGCGACTCCTTCGCGTCCTTCCCGCGTTTACAGATCAAGCGCCAGGCACTCGAGCGGCCCGGGCGGTCGGTCGTCGTCGCGGCCTTGCAGAGCCAGAGCGAGCCGTCGTCCGTCACGACGTCGCCGCCGGTGTAGGTCGCGCCCTGCTCATAGACGTCCTTGTAGCTATCGGCGAATTTCCCCATCGGGCCGGGCGGGCCTGGCGGGCCGGCGGCGCCGTCCTGGCCATCCTTGCCGGGAACACCGTCCGCGCCGGCGGGACCGGGGAGGGGCGCGCGCGCCTTCAGCTCGGCGAGTTCTGCGGTGACGGTCGCCAGGTCGCGCCGGAGCGTCTGGACCTCGGCTTGATGGGGTTGCATCGCCGCCTTCAGCGACAGGCCGACGACCGTCGCGACATCCTCAAGCTGCACGGGCATAGATCACCATCGCCTTTTCATGCATCCGGGTAATCTCCTCCGCGCTGGCGGGCTCGTCGTCATCCGCCGGCGGGAGGGCCAGCGTCGGCGGCGCGCCGGGGAGTTCGGGGATCGGCCGGCCGGCGAGTTGCTCGAGCGGCCAGTACTGCTGTTGCATATAGGGCGTGTGCCCGCCGGGGACCGGGGCGAGGCCGAAATACTTTTTCCGCGCCTCGTTGATCGTCATCCCGCCCGAGCTGATCGCCTTCGCCGCCGCCTCGTTTTTCGAGAGCGAATCCATTCGCATCAGGTCATCCAGATCGAACTCGGTCCCGTAGGGTTTGGGCAGCTCGAGGCCTTCGTCGAGCGACAGCTCGAGGTTCTCGATCTTCTCCTGGAGACACTGCGAGTAGTACTGGATCGTCAGCGGTTCGATGTTGGCGTAGGGCGGCGGGTCGCCGATCGAAATCATGTAGGGCTGAATGTGAAAGCAACTACAGACGGTCGTCGCCGACCATTGCAGTTGCTCGATCAGTTGCGCGTCGGCGGCGTTGACCGCCATCTGTTCGTAGGTGAGCCCGTGCGACAGGAGCGCGACTTTGCCGGCGTTGTCGCCGCTGTAGCCGGCCATCCAGCGTTCTTTCAGATCCGCCGCTTGCGCGTCGGTGAGGTCCTGGGGCGTCGTGAGGATCCCGCTCGGTTGGGAGCCGTTGCGGAAAAACGCCGTCGCGCCGTTTTGAATGGCGAGCCCTTGCGACGCCGCGACCCCACACGCATAGATCGGACTGACGCCGACCAAGGGGTGATAGAGCGGGACCATCTTGTCGTGAATGATCTCGCGCGCGGGGACGACGACCTTGTCCTCGAGCGTCGCCAGGTCGTCGCGTTGCAATTCGTAAAAGACCTCGCCGTTCGGCGACACCATCGGGACGACGCGCGTCGGGTCGAGCACATAGAGCGCGACGACGACGCCGCGCGCGTCGCGTTCCTTCAAGACGTAGGTATTGCCGTGGACCAGTTTCGACATCATCCAATGCGTGATGAATTGGATCCGGTTCTGGTAACGGTTGGGTTTCTTGAGGACCGGGGAAAACGCGGGGGAGGTCGTCTCCGTCCAGATGCCATCGTCGTCGACCTGGACGAGCCGGAGGCCGAGCTTCGCAATGTCGGAGGCGATGAGCGTCGCACACGCAAAGACGGCGGAGTAGGTGAGCGACGTCTCGGCGGTGATCTCCTGGTTCTGTTGCCAGGCGCCCGTGAAGGGCTCACGGACGATCGGCCACCAGCCGCCGCGCGTCATGGATCGGACCGGCGTCGCGACCAGGCCCAGGACCTTGGTCACGAGATCGACAAATCCGCGGCGACTAATGTCCATTCACTCCCGTCTCAAATCAGGGCGCCCCGGCTCGCGGGCGCCGCGGCCAGATGGCGAAGTCCGCTCTCCCAGCGTCGGGACGCCCTGATCTGCATCGATGGTTAGGCGTCGCCCTTCTTGCTGCTGGGCGCGCTCCCGACCGTGACCGTCGTCCCCGTCGGCGCCGGCCAGTTGGCCGCGGTGAGGTACTTCACCGCGTTCGCGTTGACGCGCTTCCAGTTGGCGAAGCGTTCCGCCCTGAGCGCGACGAGGTTATTTTGGAACAGCGAGACGAGGACGGTCGTCGCATCCGACGGTGACATCGGCGCCGAGTCCATCTGGAGCGAGGCCTCGCGTGAGGCGTCGATCGTCACCGCGCCATCGTCCGCATACAGGATGTAGGCCGGCTGCAAGGCGACGACGTTGGTCCCGGCGACGTTCGACGTGATGAACGTCATGCCGCGGTAACTCCCGCCCGAGATGCCGACCCCGGGAAACTCCGGGGAGCCGTCGATATTGGTCCGAAACGACAGCGCAAGCGCATTTGCCGACGACAACACAAACGCCAGGCCGTCGACCGGGATGTTATTGGTCGCGAAGTGATTAATCAGGCCCATGATGTCGGCGAGCGGGTTCGCCGTCGCCGCCGCCGTCGGCGCGCCGTTCGTGATCGAGGCCGGGTTAATGCCGGCGACCGCCGCGACCGCCGGATCCAGGAACTGCTGATCCAGGAACTGCGCGATCCCCGCGATCATGTCCCGGCGGACCAGGTCCTCCGCTTTCGGGTTCGACAACCGGACCAGTTCCTCGGTGAGGACGATGATCCCGGCGACCTTCGTCACGCCGAGCGTATCGGACGAGAACGCGAGTTTCGTCAGCGGTTTCGGTTTCGCTTCCCCGACCCAGCCATACGCGCCGCCGGCCGTCTGCATCGGGACTTTCACGTTGAAGGGGACTTCCCGGAGGCCGGGGATCTTCCCGAGGACCGTCGCCGGATGCAGCAGCTCGATGAACTCGTTGATCATCGTCTGATTCACGAGGGGCTGGGCCCACGTCGCGTCGGTCGTCGTGCCGGGCGCGACGGCGGCCTTCAGCGAGAGCGCGACCTCGGGCGTCGAGTCGTCCCAGCGTTTCGCGTATTCGGCCGCTTCGTGCTTGTTGCCCTGGCAGACCATGAGCGCGCACGCCTTGCGGATAAACGCGGTCCCGAGCGGGACATTGGGTTTCACGAGGACGCGGTTGTACGCCTTGACGACGCCGGCGGGGGCGACGACGGGCGCCGCGGCCGCGATCGACATCTTCTCGTGGTCGCGCCAGCGTTGGAGATCCGCGTCGATCGATTTGACCTGATCTGACAGGCCGTCGTGTTCCGTCGCGGCCTCGGCCTCGAGCGTCGCGCCGTCGTCGGCGGCGCCTTCCATAATGTCCGTCATGCGCGCGGCGAGCGCGGCGCGCTTGTTCTCGAGGTTCTGAATGTGTTCGGCGGGTGTCTGTTTGCCCATGATGCGGGGCCTCATTGGTGATGTGCCCGTGACGCCGGGCAAAGTGAGGCCTGACGCGGCCGCCTGATCGAGGGACTTAATGACGGCAAAGGTCGCCGACTGGTGTGCGGGGACCGTCACGAGCGACAGCTCGAGGATCTCGGATTTGAGAAACCGCATCCCGCCGGACTTCAGCGGTTCGATCGCGTCGCGGATCGGCTTAAAGCCGATCGACACACCGCGGATCAACTTGTGGAGAATCGACGACCAGGCGCGATCGACTTCGTCCTTGAGCGGGCCGGGGTCGTCGATCAGCGGGAGTTCGGCCTCGAACGGGATCCCGGCCGGCGTCGCGCGGCCAAGGCGCGCAATCCCGACGGGCGCCTGGCGGTTATGGTGGAGGAGGAGCGGCAGCTCGGGCGCAAACATCGCGCCCAGCGGTTCGACGATGTCGCCCATGCGGTCGGGCTCGGGCGTCGTCGCGATCCCGCGGATCAGCCGGCGACCCTGGTCTATCGATTTGATCTCGAGGACGGTCCAGGTATGTTGCACGGTTGGGCCGTATCTTGGGCCCAACCGGCGCGGGACACAATTTTACGTGTCCAAAAATCAGCGCGACGAGGGGGGCGGCGTCTGGGCGGGCGGCGTCGCGGGCGGCGTCGGATGGGTCGGCTGTTGCGGTGTGGTCGGCTGTTGCGGTGGTTTCGGTGCGCTGGGCTGCGGTGTGTTCGCCATAACGGTTTACCTCGGGTGTTGAAGTTCGCGGCGGAGGCCGCGACGGATCACGTCCTGGATACTCTCCCGCCGGCGCGCCGCCATTTTCGCCGCGGCGTCGTAGTCGGCGGCCAGCAGTTTGACATGCACGGAGGGGGCCAGTCGGCCCGACGGATCGAGACTCGGGCGGCCGCGGCGTTTGGGTAGCTGCATCATCGTCCCCCCATAAACAACATCTGGACCCGCGGCGGTTTATTCGCGACGCCGGCGGCGATCGCATCCGTGCGGGCCTCCCAGGAGAGAACCGCCGCCATTGCGAGGTCGATTTTAAGCGGAGAGTCGGGTCGTTCCTTGCGAATTAACCACAGCGGTTGCCCCTGCTCGTCGCGGCCGCCTGGCAGGTCATGGCGCCGACTGTGGCCCAGGTGTCGGGTGAGGCGCGGATCGCCGTCATGCGAGACGGCGCCACTGCGGATCGCGGTTTGAAAATTCTTGAGCGCATACGTCATAGGGCGCCGGCGGTTCGTCCACCAGGCGACGACCTTCTTATCCCCGAGCGCGGGATCGCCGGCCCACTGCGCGATCCACGATCCCCAGTAGGGCGGATCCGCATAGAGGCGCCACACGGTAAATTCCTTGAACAGGCCGCGGATCGTCTGGTCGACCTCGTCGGTCGGGACCTGCCAGTCGGTCCGCCCGGGCGGGCATTCCCACACCCCGGGGACCCACTGAAACCCACTCTCGACGTGGGTCGCGACAATCCCCGTCGCGTCGTGAAACATCGCGCCGTCAAAGCCGAGCGTAATGGCATCGCCCGGCGCGACGGGGTTCGCGCGCGTCAGTTGCAGCCAGCGCGGGACATCAAACGCCTGGGTCCCGCCCTTCACCAGGCGATTGAGCCACACGCGCTCGAGATAGGCGCGATCGGCCTCGGGGTCCTGCCAGGCCGCCGCGATCGCCTCAATGTCCGACCAGGCACTCGAGGGCCCCGAGGCCTCAACGATCGCCGCGCGCAATCCTTCGGGTGTCTCGAGGTCGTGTGTCTCGGAGGCGTCGCGGTGAAAGTAGAACAAGCGCGCATCGGTGACGCGGCCGGCCTCGACGGCCTGGGCGTAATCCATCGTCGCCTCGGCGACTGAGCCCATCCCTGGTTCGGGCGCCGTCGTTGTCTCGAGCGTCCACGCATCCGCGGCGCGACGTTTCGGAATGTTGGCGAGCATCGTGCGATGCGCGCGGACCAGGCGCGGCAGTGTGAAGCGATGCGTCTCGTCGAAATGCTGGAAGGTCGTCCGCGCGCCGTCGCGCGCATCCGGGGCCGCGGCGAGCGCGACCGCCTTCCCGCCGCCGGTCTTGCGGAGGATCCGCTCGAGGCCAATGTCGAAATCATCGCGGAGCGAGGACAGCTCGAGGATCACGCGGAGCGCGGTATAGGCGAGGTCCTCGGATTGTTCTTCGGTATAGGCGACGAGCGGAATATACGGATCGGTGACAGGCCCGCCGATCGGATCCCCGCTCGCCGTCCAGCCGATCCCGCGGACCGGCGCCGCCGGATGCAGCTCACAGGCGGCGAGCCAGGCGGCCAGCTCGGTTTTCGCGGTGCCCTTGCGGAGTGAGATCCCGACGCGCTTAAAGCGCCGGCGGAGGGCCATCGGGTGATCGCGCGGATAGACCTCATACATGCGATAGATCAGCGCGACCTTTTCGGCGTCGAGTTTCGCGGGTTGCCCGCGCAGGTCGCCCGGGCCAAACACGAGATGCTGTTCGATGAAATCACACACGCCCGGGCCGAGCGTCGGCCACAGCGCCCGATCGTGTGGGACCGTCAGGATCATTGAATCGTCGGATTGAGGAGCGCCCGCGGATCGGCGCGCGCGGTCGCGGCCTGGGGCGTTGGCGCCGGCGCGCGCTCCTCCTCCGCGGTCGCGCGGATCCGCGTCGCCAGTTGTTTCACGAGCGATTGAAAGCGGCCGGCCGCGGCCAGGCGGACCGAGGGCGCCTCGGCGGCGTTGTGTGTGATCGTCAGCGCCAGGTCGGCGAGGTCGACGAGCTGGGCGTCGGTCGCGTCGAGCGGGTAGGCGGCGCGGATCGCCGCGGCCCAGGCCGGCGCCTCGAGCGCGGGGACCACAGGGACCGGGGCGTCACTCTCCCGCGGATCGCGTGTGTCGGTCAGGCGTCCCGCGTCCATCCATCGATGGACCGTGGATCGATTGACACCTAACTGGGCCGCGATCTCGACGGGCGACAAACCGAGCGCATTCAGACGTTTTGCCTCAGGTCCTAAGTGTTGGAATTTTCGTGTACGTTGCATGGGGATTATTCTGTTGCATCCGTCGCGCGTCGTTGCAAATTGAAAAAGCGACC